ATCCAGCTGACTACATGGGAAATGCTACAGTTTATCAACTTGGAAGAACCGCTGCTGCTCAGCAGGGAGAGGGCACAACTTCTGGTCCAGCAAATATTCTGGCACAATATAAGTTTGTAGATATCTTCCCAACTTCAGTTTCAGATATTCCTCTGTCATATGACACTGGAGATACAATTGAAGAGTTTACTGTTGAATTCCAAATTCAGTACTTCTATCCCGAGGCTGCTGGTTCTGGCGCTTGATAAATAGTACATCTAAGTCTACACTTTAATAATGGCAAAACTTTTTGGTTTCTCAATTGAAGATAAAGAACCATTATCCCCTGGTGTATTGTCCCCCGTTCCTCCTAATAATGAGGACGGGGTTGATCATTACTTAACCAGTGGATTTTTTGGTTCTTATGTAGATATTGAAGGTATCTACAGAACAGAATTTGATTTAATCAAAAGATATCGTGAAATGGCTCTTCACCCAGAAGTTGATAGTGCCATTGAAGATATTGTAAATGAAGCAATCGTATCCGATACTGACGACACCCCAGTAAAAATTGAGTTGTCAAACTTAAATGCAAGTGATGGTATTAAGAAAAAAATTAGAGAGGAGTTTAAACATATTCTTGATCTCTTAGATTTTGACAAAAAATCTCATGAAATTTATAGAAATTGGTATGTTGATGGAAGACTTTTCTATCATAAAATTATTGACTTAAAGAACCCACATGAAGGAATTAAGGAATTAAGATATATTGATGCATTGAAAATTAAATATGTAAGACAGACTAAAAAAACTGATAAGGACGAAAGAGTAAGATTAAGCAATTATAATCGTGACAATCCCATGGAATATGATTTTCCTGAGATTGAAGAGTACTTCGTATATACTCCAAAGGCAATGTATCCTGTTGGAAATCCTTCTTCCAATGGAGATTCAAAAGGTATTAAGATTGCAAGAGATGCAATTACGTATTGCACATCTGGACTGGTAGATAGAAATAAGGGAACAACACTTTCATATTTGCAGAAAGCAATTAAGTCTCTCAATCAATTGAGAATGATTGAAGACTCTCTTGTTATCTACAGATTATCAAGAGCTCCAGAACGTCGTATTTTCTATATTGACGTAGGTAATCTTCCTAAGATTAAAGCGGAACAATATCTGCGTGATGTTATGATGCGTTATCGTAACAAAGTTGTTTATGATGCATCAACTGGTGAAGTTCGTGATGATCGTAAATACATGTCAATGCTTGAAGATTTCTGGCTTCCTCGCCGCGAAGGTGGTAGAGGAACTGAAATCACTACACTTCCAGGTGGTCAAAACCTTGGAGAAATCACAGATATTAAGTATTTCCAAGACAAATTATATCGTTCATTGAATGTTCCAGTATCAAGAATTGGTGGTGATGGTGGATTTAATCTTGGTAGATCATCAGAAATTCTTCGTGATGAAGTCAAGTTCAGTAAGTTTGTAGGACGTTTGAGAAAAAGATTCTCAAATATGTTCAACGATATGCTTAAAACCCAATTGATTCTTAAGAATATCATCACCCCAGAAGACTGGGAAGCAATGAGTGAGCATATTCAATACGACTTCTTGTATGACAATCACTTTGCAGAACTGAAAGAAACTGAACTTTTGACCGAAAGATTAAATATGGTTGTCCAGGCAGAACCATATGTTGGTAAGTATTTTTCACAAGATTATATTCGTCGTAAAATTCTCCGCCAAACTGATGAGGAAATTATTGATCAGGATAAACTTATTGAAAAGGAAATTAAAGATGGAACTATTCCTGATCCATCTCAAATGATGATTGATCCCACAACAGGTCAACCAATTCCAGGTGGAATGGGTGGAGGAGATCTTGGAACTCCAGTCATGGAACCAAATCTCGACTCTCAAGGTCAAGCAACAGTTGCCAGCGGTAAGCAAGTAGAAATGCCCAAAGGTGGCGAAATTTAATAAATAAAAACGATCACAAATTTTAGACTCATGGATGAATTAATGGATATGATTGTTACTGATGAAAGTCCCTCACAAATCAGTGATAAGATCAAAGAACTTCTTTTTGCAAAGTCTGCCGAAAGAATTGATGGATTTAAACCTGCAGTAGCATCTTCTTTATTTGCAAGTGAAGAGGATGAATATGAAGAGGAAACTGATGAAGAAGGTGAATATGATTCTGATGAGGAAGAATAATAAATAAATAACTAATATCACAAAATGAAAGAATAATGCCCATCACAAAAATTGTTGCAACACAAGTAAATACTGGAACTTCTGCTGGAGCTGCAACTAGCATTGCGGAAGCGACTTTAGTTCGCTTACATAATGATAGCGGTGCTGCAAGAGTTGTTGCCATTTCAACTATTGTTGGTGCAGCAACTAGCACATATTTTACAGTTCCAAATGGAAGTGTTGAATTTTTACAAAAAAATCCAACCGATGTTATTTGGACTGATGGGACTGCCATTAAAGCAAATAAAGTAGCATTCACGAACTAAAATGAAACTCATCAGAGAAGAAATCGAATCGGTAGAATTTATCGTTGAAGAACGCAACGGTAAAAAGTCTCTCTTTATTGAAGGTGTGTTCCTTCAGGGAGATATTAAAAACCGCAATGGTCGTGTATATCCAATGGAAACTCTCCGTCGTGAAGTTTCAAGATATAACGAAAATCATATTCAACAGGGTAGAGCTCTTGGAGAACTCGGCCATCCAGATGGTCCTACCGTAAATCTCGATAGGGTTTCCCATAAGATTGTTTCATTAAAAGAAAGTGGATCAAACTTTATTGGTAGGGCAAAGATTCTTAGCACTCCTATGGGGAAAATTGCAGAGTCCTTAATTGGTGAAGGAGTAAAACTTGGAGTTTCTTCTCGTGGAGTTGGTTCTATAAGAATGACTAGAGAAGGTTATAACGAAGTTGCTGAAGATTTCATGCTCGCTACTGCAGCAGATATTGTTGCAGATCCTTCAGCTCCAGATGCATTTGTTTCTGGAATTATGGAAGGAAAAGAATGGGTATGGGATGGTGGTATCCTTCGTGAAAACTATGCTTCAAAAACATATAAGAGAATTAACACATTGGTTGATCAGAAGAAATTGGATGAACAGAAATTAAATCTGTTCAATGATTTCCTGAATAATCTGTAATTTGTTAAATTATAAATAAATATAGTTTATAACTTAAGGTTAAACGGAGAGTTCAAATGTCTCGTGGAGATTTACAAGAAATGGAAGTAGGCACTAAGCAATCCAAAACTGCCGTAAATGCAACTGCAAAGGCAGGGGATCCAATGCCACGTTTGGCAGATCCTGGTACACAACTGGGTTCCGTGGAAGATCTGGGTGGTCCTACCCCAGAAAACTACAGATCAGATGATGACTCAGCAAAGCTGAAGACTCCTGGTACAACTCTGAAGCAAGTCAGAGATGTTGTTAACAAAGGTGCAAAGTCTGCTGATTCTATGAAGTCTGTTAAAGAAGAGGCAGAGGAAGAAGCAGAAGAGATCTTAGAAGCAAAGCATAAGGAGGAAAAAGAGGAAGAGAAAGAAGAGGATAAAGAAGAGATGAAAATGAAGAAAGAAGAGTATGACATCGAAGAAGATGTCAATGCTCTCCTTGGTGGCGAAGAACTCTCCGAAGGATTCAAAGAAAAAGCAAAGACTATCTTTGAAGCAGCAATCAATGCTAAGGTTGCTACTATCAAGGAAGAAATTGAGCAAGCATATGCTGCAGCTCTGGTGGAAGAAGTTGAAGAGATCAAACTTCAACTTGCAGAGCGTGTAGATTCATATCTTGAGTACGTTTCAGAGGAATGGTTCTCTGCTAACGAACTTGCAATTGAGCACGGTCTGAAGACCGAAATGACTGAATCATTCCTTGGTGGAATGAAGCAACTTTTTGAAGATCATTATGTATCAATCCCTGAAGATAAATATGATGTTTTAGAGAGCATGGTAGAAAAACTTGATGAAATGGAAGAAAAACTCAACGAGCAAATTGAAAGAAATATTTCACTCAACAAGCGTCTCGCAGAGTCGGTTGCTGATGGAATCTTAGATCAAGTTTCTGAGGGCCTCGCTGCTACTCAGAAGGAAAAGCTCGCTTCACTTTCCGAAAGTGTTGAGTTTGAAAGTGAAATCCAATATCGTGAAAAACTGGAGATGCTGAAAGAGTCATACTTCTCAGCACAAAAAACTCCAAAGGCACAAACTGAAACTCTATCTGAAGGTGTAGACAGTGCTTCTGAGTCAGTCTCAGGCACAATGGCTGCATACCTCAGAACCCTTCAGCAAGTTGCTAAGAACTGAATTTAACATTAAATCAAACACAAACATTCCCAAAGGTAAAAGCAAATGTTCCATTCCGAACAGTTGCAGGAAAAGTGGGCTCCCCTTCTGAACTATGAGGGTCTTGATCCAATCAAAGATTCACACAGAAGAGCTGTAACCGCCGTCCTGCTCGAAAACCAAGAAAAGTTCCTCCGTGAGGAGCAAGCATTTACATCAGGTATGAACCTGATGGAATCCCCAACCAACTCAGCTGGCACTGGTGGTTTCACCGGTGGTTCAGCTGCTGCTGGTCCTACCGCTGGTTTCGATCCCGTACTGATCTCGCTGATCCGTCGTTCGATGCCAAACCTGGTTGCTTATGATCTCGCTGGCGTTCAGCCAATGAATGGTCCTACCGGCCTGATCTTCGCAATGCGTTCACGCTACAACAACCAGAGCGGAACTGAAGCATTCTTCAACGAAACTGATACTGCATTCTCAGGTCAGGATGCTGGATTCGACCTTACTGGTGGATTTGCCGATGGCGCTGCTGGTATTGGTACAACCGCACAGTCAGGAACCAACCCAGCAATCCTGAACCCAGTTGGTACTGCAACCTCAACGGCATATAACGTTGGTGGTGGTATGAACACTGGCGATGCTGAGAATCTGGATAGCGGAAGCAATGCTTTCAACCAGATGGCATTCTCAATCGAGAAAGTCACTGTAACTGCTAAGTCACGCGCACTGAAAGCAGAATACTCCCTCGAGCTCGCTCAGGATCTGAAGGCAATTCATGGTCTGAATGCAGAAGCAGAACTCGCTAACATTCTGTCTAGCGAAATTCTTGCTGAGATCAACCGTGAAGTTATCCGTACTATCTACAAGATCGCTGAGCAAGGCGCAATCGAGAATACTGCAACCGCAGGTGTATTCGACCTCGACATCGACTCCAACGGTCGTTGGTCCGTTGAAAAGTTCAAGGGTCTTCTGTTCCAAATCGAAAGAGATGCAAACAGAATCGCTCAGAGAACTCGTCGCGGTAAGGGCAACATCATCATGTGCTCTGCTGACGTTGCTTCAGCACTGACCATGGCTGGTGTTCTCGATTACACCCCTGCACTCAACGCTAACCTGAACGTTGATGATACCGGCAACACCTTCGCTGGTACAATCCAAGGTAAGTATCGCGTATATATCGACCCATATTCGGCAAACCTGGCTGCTGATAACAGCGGTCTGGCACAAGGATCCAACCAGTACTACGTTGTTGGTTATAAGGGTTCTTCGCCTTATGATGCAGGTCTCTTCTATTGCCCATATGTTCCTCTCCAAATGGTTCGTGCCGTTGGTGAGAACAGCTTCCAGCCTAAGATCGGATTCAAGACCCGTTACGGAATCGTTGCTAACCCATTCGCGGAAGGCACCAACCAGGGTCTTGGAAGACTGCGTGTTAACAGCAACCGCTACTATCGTCGCGTTGCCGTTAAGAACCTCATGTGAGCCATTCTCACACGAGAACTCAGAGGGTCCTTTGGGACCCTCTTTTTTTATCTAAATAATTAGAAAAAGATGGCAGTCGGAAACGCATTTAGTAATCAGATACAAAATAGAAACTTCCTTTCACCAACAGGCTTCAAATTTGTTCTAAATAGATGTCCTAAGGTTGCTTTCTTTTCCAACTCAGCAAATATTCCTGGTATTAATTTGGGAGTTGCTGTTCAACCATCATATCTCAAGGACATTGATACTCCTGGAGATAAAATTGTTTTCAATGATTTAGTTCTTAGATTCCTTGTCGATGAAGACCTTGAGAACTACATGCAAATTCAAAACTGGATACGTGGTCTTGGATTTCCAGATAGTCTTGATGAAATCTACAATCTTCAAAGAGAACAGAAGTATGTGGATACAACCGAATCAAAACTGATGAACATTTATTCTGATGGTACTCTTCAAGTTTTGACAAGTTCATCAAATCCAAATTTTAAACTGAAGTTTAAAGACCTTTGGCCATACTCTTTGTCAGATTTACAATTTGATGCCACCAACACAGACGTTCAATATTTGACTGCAGAAGTCACTTTCAAGTATACTATTTACGATATAACTGATTTAAACGGGAATAACTTATGAGTATTGACCTTGATATGATTCAAAGTATGTGGGAACAAGATTCCAAAATTGACATTGACAATCTTCATACAGAATCCTTAAACATCCCAGCGTTACACGCAAAGTATTTTGACATCTACAACAACATTCTTCTTCTAAAGAAAAAGGCTGAGCAGCAAAGAAGAAACATTCGTCATGAACGATATGAATATTATGCGGGTAAGGCAGACCCTGAGGTCTACGTAGAGGACCCATTTCCTAAAAAAATTCGTGACAAAGATACTCTGCAGAAATATTTGGATGCAGATGAAAAACTTTCTCAAGTATGTCTCAAAATTGACTACTATGAAACTATGCTAAATTACTTAGAGAGTATTCTAAAAGTTGTTCAGAACAGAACATTTCAAATAAAGAATGCGATTGAATTTGTAAAATTCCAAGCAGGTTATGGTTGATAATGCAGACTTAGTTATTTCGAAATCAAACGAAGTATATCTAAAAATAAGAACACAACCCCATATCGAATACGAGCTTAGAGACCATTTTAAGTTTGAAGTTCCAAATGCAAAATTTATGCCACAGTTTCGTGGTCGAAATTGGAACGGAGAAATACATCTCTACGATATGAGGTCTAAGCAAATCTATGTGGGACTTTTAGATAAGATTGTAAATTTCTGCGATCAATATAATTACACATATAAGTTTGAAGATAATAAATTCTACGGACTTCCATTTGAAATCAATGAATCAATATCGCACGAAGGTGTGAAAGATTACATGTGTTCTATTTGTTCTCACAGTCCTCGTGACTATCAAATAGAGGGAGTATACGATGCTTTACGGCATAATAGAAAACTGCTGATAAGCCCCACTGCCAGCGGCAAATCGTTGATGATTTATTCCCTCGTAAGATATTATGTGGATAAAGGGCAAAAAATTCTTCTAGTTGTTCCAACGACATCTCTTGTAGAGCAGATGTACAAGGATTTCCAGGATTATGGTTGGGATGCTGATTCATACTGTCACCGCATTTATTCTGGTAGAGAAAAGACAAACGAACATCCTGTTACGATTACAACCTGGCAATCAGTGTATAAATTGGAGCGTTCATTCTTTGAAGATTATTCAGTCATTATAGGCGATGAGGCACATCTTTTCAAGAGTAAATCCTTGATTGCCATTATGACAAAGTTGCATCATGCAAAATATCGTTTTGGTTTTACTGGAACACTTGATGGAACTCAAACACACAAGTGGGTTCTGGAAGGACTATTTGGACCATCATATAAGGTCACTAAAACTGATGAGTTGATGAAGCAAGGTCATCTATCTCAACTGGATATTAAAGTTCTTCTTTTGAAACACACACCACAAAAATTTGAAACTTATGAAGATGAGATTCAATATCTTATCAGTCACGAAAGAAGAAATAAGTTTATCAGTAAGTTATCACTGGACCTCAAAGGCAATACTTTGATTCTTTACAGTAGGGTTTCCACTCATGGAGAGCCACTTTATGAACTCATAAATACACATAAGCGAGATGATCGTAAAATTTTTTTCATTCATGGTGGTGTCGATGCTGAAGAAAGAGAACTCGTAAGGGAAATTACTGAACGAGAATCAAACGCAATTATTGTAGCATCATACGGCACATTTAGTACTGGTATCAATATTCGAAATCTTCATAATGTAGTATTTGCTTCTCCAAGCAAATCTCGAATTCGAAATCTTCAATCAATCGGTAGAGTTTTAAGAAAAGGAAAAAATAAAACCAAAGCAGTTCTTTATGATATTTCTGATGACACAACATTTAAATCAAGAAAAAATTACACACTGAATCACTTAATCGAAAGAATTAAAATCTATAATGAAGAAAACTTTAATTATGACATAATAACTATACAGTTAAAAGAAAATGGGAATTGAAGACGACTTTTATGCAACACTCAAATTAAAGAATGGCGAAGAGATCTTTGCCAAGGTAGCAGCTTCCGAAGAAGAAGACCGAACTTTATTGATTGTCACAAATCCAATTATCATATCTGAAATCAAAGGTAGAATGGGAACCTATGGTTACAAACTCGAACCATGGTTAAAAACAACTGCTGAAGACATGTTCATTCTGAACATGGATGATATCCTCACTATGTCTGAATCTTCAGATATTGAAATGATTAGTATGTATCAAACATTTGTCAGACAAGCGGACAAAGGAAGAAACAAAGAAACTCAAATCACCAGAGGAATGGGTTACATCTCAAACGTCAATGATGCTAAAGAAGTCTTGGAGAAGCTCTTTAAAAGAAGCTAAGATGTCCCATCAACCCAGACAAAGGTAGTCTACACATATTTCCACATCTTGTCAAGTATTTGTAAAAGTGGTATAATTCATACATATTATGAGATAACTTAATGATAACCACAGCAGTTATGACCAAAAGAAAAAGGTCAGAACATTACGTAAACAATAAAGAGTTTCTCGCAGCCTTGATTGCCTATCGGGAATCAGTGGATCTTGCAAAACTTCGTGGGGAACCAAAACCAAGGATTACAAATTACCTTGGTGAATGCTTTCTCAAGATTGCAACTCATTTATCCTTTAAACCAAACTTTGTGAACTACATGTTTAAGGATGATATGATTTGTGATGGTATTGAAAATTGTGTTCAATACATTCATAATTTCAATCCTGAGAAATCGCAGAATCCTTTTGCTTACTTCACTCAGATTATTCACTACGCATTTCTGAGACGAATTCAAAAGGAAAAGAAACAACTTGAGATTAAAAACAAGATTCTTGAAAGAACTGGTTTTGATCAAGTATTTGATGACAACTCTATTGACGGATCTAACTATAGCGACTATAATAGCATTAAGGACGCAGTGCATTCGAAGCTCCGTTACTGATGAAAGTCGCAATTATTACAGACCAGCATTTTGGTGCTAGAAAAAATTCAAAACTCTTTCACGATTATTTCCTAAAGTTTTACAATGAAGTGTTTTTTCCGACCTTGGAAAGGGAAGGAATCACTACTGTCATTGATATGGGTGATACTTTTGATAGTCGTAAAGGTATTGATTTTTCTGCTCTCGCTTGGGCTAAGAATAATTACTATGACCGTCTGAGGACTCTTGGATGTCGTGTTCATACAATCGTAGGTAATCATACAACCTACTATAAGAACACAAATGATATCAACTCAGTTGACCTTTTACTGCGTGAATATGCTAATGTAACAGTTTACTCAGAAGCAACTGAAGTTCAATTGGATAAACTCAAAGTTCTTTTCATTCCTTGGATTAATCCAGAAAATGAAAATCAAACTCTTAAGTGCATTCAAAAGACCAAAACCAATGTTGCAATGGGTCATCTTGAACTTCAAGGATTCCGAGTCAATAGTCAAATCATTATGGAACATGGTTTGGATAGTAAACTGTTTGAAAAGTTTACACACGTTTACTCTGGGCATTATCACACTCGTTCCACCGATGGTAGAGTATTCTATCTTGGAAATCCATACGAACTTTACTGGAACGATGTAAACGATACTCGTGGATTTCATATCTTTGATACCGAAACCGTAGAGCATACTCCAGTCAATAATCCTTTTAGAATGTTTCATAACATTTATTATGAGGATACTCCTTATCAAACATTTGATACACGAGAGTATGAAGATAAAATTGTCAAAGTTATTGTAAGAAAAAAATCAGACACTAAAAAGTTTGAAAAGTTTATTGATAAACTGTATTCTTCCAATGTTTCAGAACTAAAGGTTGTTGAGAACTTTGAGTTTAGTGGATGGTATGATAAAGATTCTTATGATAACATTGAGTCTGAGGATACTCTTTCCATCTTAAATAGATATGTTGAAGAAGCTGAGGTTGATTTAAATAAGTCAACAATTCAAAAACTCCTTCAAGAAATCTATCAGGAGGCATGTGAGTTGGTCTGATGTTTATTCTAACAATTAATGGTAAAGAAACTGAAGGTGCATATGCAGTGTTAGATGATGACGGAGACCAAGTTCTCTACATCTTTGAAGAAGAAGATGATGCCAGCCGTTTTGCTATGATGTTGGAAGAACAAGATTTTCCTGAGATGCATGTGATTGAAGTAGAAGATGATATAATGTTGAAAACCTGTGAAATACAGAACTGTAGATATACAGTGATTACTAAAGATGACATTGTGATTCCCCCCAAACACCATGATTTTGTTTGAGACGATTCGTTGGAAGAACTTTCTTTCTACTGGCAATCAATTTACTGAAGTTAATTTTCAAGAACATAACACAACACTGATTGTGGGAACGAATGGTGCTGGTAAGTCAACCATTCTAGATGCTCTTACGTTTTCATTGTTTGGTAAGCCTTTCCGTAAGATTAACAAACCACAGTTGGTAAATACGATCAATGAAAAGGATTGTCGTGTAGAAGTTGAGTTTTCAATTGGATCTACTAAGTGGAAAGTCATCCGAGCAATTAAACCTAACATCTTTGAGATTTGGAGAAACGATGCTCTGTTGGACCAAGCATCAGCATCTTCTGATCAACAAAAATGGTTGGAACAAAATGTTCTAAAGATGAACTATAAGTCCTTTACTCAGATTGTGATTCTGGGTAGTAGCACTTTTGTTCCGTTTATGCAGTTGTCAGCTGCAAATCGTAGAGAAGTCATTGAAGATCTTTTAGACATTAAGATTTTCTCATCGATGAATATCGTTATCAAAGAAAAGATTCGTCAACTCAAAGAAGAAATCAAAACTTTGGAGTTGAAGAAAGAGAACTTACTTGATAAAGTTGAGATGCAGAAGAACTTTATTGAAGAGTTGGAGAACCGTGGTAATGCCAATATTAATGCCAACAAAGAAAAGATTGCCAAGTTAGATGCCGAAGTTGGCATTTATATGGATGAGAATATTGAGATTTCTAATAAATGTCAATTATCAGAAAAACAACTAGAGGAGTATATTGGATCAACAGATAAGCTTCGTAAGTTGGGAAATCTGAAAGGAAAGATATCGCAGAAGGTATCAACGATTACTGCTGAGCATAAGTTCTTCTCTGAAAATTCGGTCTGCCCTACTTGCACTCAAACGATTGAGGAAGAGTTTCGGTTAAATAGAATTGCAGACGCTCAAGATAAAGCTAAGGAGTTGCAATCTGGTTATAGGGAACTAGAAGAAGCAATTAAAGAGGAAGAGGAGCGAGAGCGTCAATTCACTAATCTATCGAAGGAGATCTCAAAATTAACGAATGGCATTTCTCAAAACAATATTAAGATTAACGGATTACAAAAACAAATCCGAAATCTTGAACATGAAATTCAAGTTCTTACCGAGAACCTTGCAAACCGAAATTCTGAACATGAGAAACTAGAATCCTTCAAAGACAATTTAAAAATTACCTACGAAGAACTCTCTTCGAAAAAAGATTCGATAAGGCACTACGATTTTTCGTATAGTTTGCTAAAAGACGGCGGAGTTAAATCTCAAATCATCAAGAAGTATCTACCTTTGATTAATCAGCAGGTGAATCGATTCCTTCAAATGATGGACTTCTATATTAACTTTACTCTTGACGAAGAATTTAACGAAACCGTCCAATCACCTATTCACGAAGACTTTTCTTATGCATCTTTCAGTGAAGGAGAAAAGATGAGAATTGATTTGGCTCTTCTTTTTACCTGGCGCGAAGTTGCAAGATTTAAGAATTCCGTCAATACCAATCTGTTGATTATGGATGAGGTGTTTGATTCTTCGCTGGATGGTTTTGGAACCGAAGAGTTCTTGAAGATTATTCGATATGTCATCACTAATGCAAACGTATTTGTGATTTCTCATAAGACTGGTCTTGAGGACAGATTTGAAAGTGTCCTCCGATTTGAAAAAGTCAAAGGTTTTTCACGTATGATGGCCTGATCACCAAAGGACAATGAACACTCCCAACTGGATTCACCACTCTAAAAAAGAACAAAAGCGTAAACTAAAACCGCAAGCCCTTCGACAAGCGAAGGCACGTCGCCAAGCACTTAAGAAGCGTCTTTCACAAGGCGCTTCTTCTTTTTGGTAGGCATAAATTTTTGTTGCGTGATTGTATTAAAATAAACATAAATTTCTAAATAGTGATAGAATAAATGGGGTCATACAAATGAGCGAAAATTCTTTGTTATGATATTCTTTGTGCATGGAGGTTATTATGCACAACTTAATTTCTTACAATCAACTTGCCGATTGGAAACAAAGTGTTGAAAGTCTGAATGCAAATTTAGACAAATTAAATGATCAATCTGATTTACTTAATGACTATTATAATTGTTTAATTGAATGTCCAGATGATCAACAAGCATGTAAACGTATTTGTAAAATAATTTTATCGTAGGAGACAGTTAGAAAAGCGTCCAGGGGTTGTCTGAAAGGGCAACCCTTCGTTGTATTATGGCTTTATCCGAAACAAAGACAT